GGAAGAAAGTGCTCATGAGAAATCCCCTAAATGTCTTGATGGGAATTTAGGGGATTTTGGGGAATTTTGCAAAGGTCTCGGGGTATCTGAAAAACACGGGCAACGCGCGGAAAAAATCGTTTGTCCTTTTGAAGAATACAGGGTCGAAAGCACCGCAGCTTCTGGCTGTCAGAGAGGTGTACGACCCGAATATAAACGAAATTGTATTAAGGGAGGTTCCTGATTATGAATGAAAAAGATTATATGAAAGAAGATTGGTACGCGGTTTTGAAGGAAGAGGTCGCGAAAGACGGGCTGATGAAGACTGCGGCAAAACTCCGATACAGCGCGACAAGCATCAGTCTGATTTTGAACGGTAAATACAACGGCAAGCCTGACAAAGTGGCGGCGAAAGTGGCGGATGTGTTTCGCAAGGTGATGTGTCCGTTTGAAGGTCGGCGGATGGAACGTGCCGAATGTATTGAAATTTCACTTGCGCCTGCTCCGACGCATAACCCTATCAAGATGCAGCACTGGCGGGCGTGTCAAAAGTGTGAAATTAAGCCATGCGAGAAGCGTAAAAAGGTCGTCTGAAAACGTAATGCCTTGATACGGCTATATATTTTTACCCTATGATTTTAATAAGTTATTGTTTTTAAAGGAAAACGCAAAATGCAAGTTTTAAAGAAAGTTGATTGGAAGATGTTTGTGGCGCGCTCTTTTTGGCGGTGGGCGTGTGGTGTTTTGTGGCAGGGATGGCGTTGCATTCCTGTACGCAAGAACTTGAACCGGTGGCGACAGAGCCGACGAAGGTCGAGAAGATGGAAAGACAGGCGGATTTGGAAGTTTTGAAAATGGAACGTGCCTACGAGGCAATGAGTGTGGAGCAAAAAATGGAAGGAGTGGTTTATGAATAAGTTCAGACGTCCAAAACGGGGACTGAACCGAGTCAAGAAATTGGCGTTGAAACGGGCGGTCGAGGAAATCCGCGCCAAGTACGGCGAACGGGCGATTGTGAAGGGATGGCGCGAGCCGGAAGGGAAGTAAAAATGATGGAAATTTGGATGATTTGGATGATTTTGGGGGCTGCGCTGGGTGCGGTAATCGGGATGTTTCTCTACGCGGAAGGCATCTTGCTTGAAAACGAGCGGCTGCGCGGGATTTTGAGAGTGGAAGTTGCGGCGCGTGAGGTGTTGGAGGCATGGATGGACGCGGCATACATCAGCCGGAAGGGAGGCGGGAAATGTTAACCAAATTGAAACCCTGCCGAGTTTGCAAACAGATGAAGCCTGAATCGGCATTTGCGTGGACTTTGGACAAAAATGGGGTACGGAAGCGAACCCAACGTTGTGCGAAATGTTGGGCGGAGCAGATGGAAAAGGAGGCTCGGGCAAATATGGAACGGCATCGAGAAGAACGCGGGACAAAGCTGGAATGGGGACGCCCCGCCGTCGCCCGCTCGGTTTGGGGCGATAGCTGGCCCACCGCTCCTGAGATTATGAATAGCCGTTACTGGACGGCAACGGACACGCGCAAAGCGGATGCCGAATGGGCGTTGAAATTTAGGGAGTCTGCGAAATGAGCTTTAAAAGACGGAACAGCGATTGGCAGGCATGGGGACAACACCGCCGGCGAGCGACGAAGTTTATGGTGAAGCGAAACCGCGAGCAGGAAGTCGCCGAATATCAGGCGCAGTTTGAAGATAAGGACGGCAAAGGTCGTCTGAAAACGGAAGGAAACAAAGATGAATAAGCAGGCAGTTTTGGAAAAAATCAAAAAGTGTTTGGCTTTGAGCAAATCGGCAAATGAGCACGAAGCGGCACAGGCGATGAAACAGGCACAGGTACTGATGAAAAAATATGAAGTTGACGCTGTTGATGTTGCCTTGTCGGAAGTCTCCGAAAAAGGAGGTGATCGGCAAATGGCTTTTAAATTAGCAATGTGGCAATGGAACGTTGCAAATATGGTTGCAGATATATTTGGTTGCAAATCTTACAAGCTCAGGAAAACGATGATGTTTTACGGCTTGGGTAATCGAGCCGAAATCGCAGCCTATGCCTTTGATGTGGTCTATCGACAGATTTCCGTCGCCCGCCGTGAATTTTTAAAAGCCTGCCGAGCAAGAAAGCCTGCGAATCGGACTTATCTTGCCGACAAATTCTGCGAAGGATGGCTGGTAGGTGCTTGGAACAAGGTCAAGAAATTTGAAATGTCTGACGAAGAAAAGGCTGTTATGGATGGATATACCGAAAAAGAACATAAGGATATGGCAATAGCGGCAACAAGAGACGCGAAATCGTCAGAACTGGAAGGGACTAGTGTGGCACTTGAGGCATTAGTACTTGGTAATGAAGCAGGTAAAAAGGTGCAACTGCACCACGCGATGAACGGCGCGGAAGGCGTTAAACAAATTGGAGAGCAGAAATGAACGAAAAAAATTTAATCGAATGGCTGGAAGACCGTGGGGAACTCATGGTCATGAAGAAGGACGGCGAGGGTTTCGTGATCGCCGCCCGCGCGCCGGACGGTATTTGGAAAACGGCAGAGGCGGCAACGCTGACAATGGCAATAGAAGCTTGGGAGGAAATGCGATGACTACCGGAATGATGATTTATCTATTGATATGCGGGCTGATTGGTTTGGCACTGGTGGTTTTGGCACTGATGAGCCTGATTGAAAACTGGTTTAAGCAGCAGACTAAAGCTGTTGTTTTGGATGCCTGCGGTATGTTTTTTGGGTTGGTTGTTGTCCTTGTGGCGTTTTTGGCGATTCTTGGGGTGGTTAAATAAAGGAGCGGACATGAACATCGAAAAATTCAATCCCAAAAAAGACCCTAAATACATTGGCTATATTTTCCGATTTTTGAAGAAAAAAGCCAAACTGCTTGAAACTTTAGGAGCTTATCCGCGAATTGTTAAGTTTAAAGATGGGTTCGGCTGGTATATCGGCTGGTTTATTGATGACGGTCTTGGAGACTTTATTGGTAGCAGGATTTGTTACGGCTCCGAAAAAATTGGGACATTTTGTTTTGTTAAAACCCCTGAAACAGATGTGGTTGCCGAAGTCAAATGGGACGAATACGAACGTATCGGAGGGTGTGTATTAACTAACTGGCATCACAAATGGGTCTATGCCAATAAACAATCACGCAAATGCCGACACTGCGGAAGATGGGAACGGAAAGTCGTCAAGACCGTTAAGACGGTAGAACGTCGAACATTATGGGAGCGCGAGTCATGAACATCAAATGCCCAAACTGCGGGGCGGTGCATAGTCTGGACAGCTTAATCAACGATGCCGACGCATCGTCTGTATTGCGGGCTGTGTTGGAGATGGACGCTGAAATGGGCAAGGCGGCGATACGGTATGTCGGCTTGTTCCGCCCCGCTAAATCGCAGCTTTCTTGGGCGCGTACTGCGAAACTTTTGAATGAGTTGATGCCGATGATTAAGGCGCAGGAGGTAGTACGCGACGGGGTGTCCTCCCCCGCTCCCGCCGAGGCTTGGTTGCACGGCTTTAACGAAACCGTCAACGCCCGCGATCAAGGTCGTCTGAAACTGCCCTTAAAGTCGCATGGTTATTTGCTGGAGATTGTGAGCCAGTGGCAGGGTTCGGGGCTTCCCTCTCCCCAGTCCTCTCCAACGGGGAGAGTGGGCGAAGGCGGCGCGCCGTCCAAGCTGCGGCAAGGTGTGGCAGCCTTGGGCGAATGGGCAGGCGAAGATTGGGCAAAACAGGAAATCGCATCAGGCTTTGCATTGCTCGCCGCGCTCAATCTGCCCAACCGCCCCGCAGCGCAAGACCTGCCGGTAGTCGCGGAAATTTGGTATCGGAAACTGATGGAGAAAAAGGAAATCGTCTCGCCAGAGTATGACCCGATACGCATTCAGACGGGATTTAAGGTGTTGGAGCAGTCGGAAACATGGCCGCAACCCGCCGAACTGCTCCGCAACCTGCCGCCACGGTTGATACCCAGGGCGATGTTGGCAAAGCCTGCGTCGAATAAAGAAAAAGGCCGTCAGAAAATGGCGGAAGTGAAAGATGTTTTAAACAAGAAAGGTCATTGAAATGGGAAATGTATATTTTACAAGTAATAACCGAATATCGGACTTAATCAGTCAACTAGAAAAGTTGAAGGCAGAGCACGGCGATTTGGTAATAACCAGAAATTATTTGCGAGGAGGAGTTAGAGATATTGATTTAACAGAGTTTAAGGTTGCCTATATCAGACCGAAGGAAAAACGCGAAAGAATATTGGCTTATCGTATTGGGACACACCAAGTCGGTGATTTAAAGGTCTTAAAAATTTTATAGTTTAAAAGGAAAAAATCATGATTGAACCGCACGAGTACCGTCTATTGGACGAATATTTAGAGCAAGACTGGGATGCCTTTATCAGTTTTGCCGAAACTAAAGGATTTGAAGTAAGCGAAGTATATCAACTACTCAACAAACTGGAGGAAGAAGCAAATGGCTAAACAACGTATCAAACAGGCGGCAATCGAAGCCGCACAAGACAAAACCGAGGTAACGGCGCATATCCGCACCATCGGCGACCTGAACCGCGAAATCAAACGCTTGGAAACCGAAGCGGGAGATAAAAAAGCGGTCATTGAGCAGGAATACGCCGCGCTTGCCGCGCCACTGAAAGCCGAGTCGGAACGCCTGACTGCCGCCGTTGCCGCCTACTGTGAGGCACACAAGGACGATCTGACGGAGAACGGCAAGACCAAGACGGTGGATTTTGTGACGGGACTCGTCAAATGGCGTATCCGCCCGCCTAGCGTCAAGGTAACAGGCGTTGCCGCCGTCTTGGCTTGGATGTCGGAAAAAACGGCATATCAAAGCTTTATCCGCACCAAGCAGGAAATCGACAAAGACGCCATCTTGAATGAGCGCGAGCAGTTTGCCAATGGTCAAGTGCCGGGTATTAAGATTGTGTCGGGGCTTGAGGATTTTGTGATTGAACCTACTGAGCAGGAGCTTGCCTAGCCGGTTCAAATAGGCTTTAACCCATAATTAAAGGTCGTCTGAAAACAGTTTTGAGGCTGTTTCAGACGACCTTTTTTCATGCCTGCATTCAGGCTGCTTTCTCTTCCTGCTCGTACACGGCGTTGTAGAAAGCGGCGGACAGCTTGTCGGCTTTCTCGGAGGCGGTTTCAATCACGGCAGACAAACCGTCTTCGATTCCTTCCATGTCCATATCCAAAACTTTCAGATGGTTGAGCGTGAACACCAGCAGGTTCAGGGCTTTGAGGCTGTCTTGGTCGAAAGTCAGGGTATAAGTGGTATTCATGGCTCACACCTCCTCTTCTTTCTGTTTTCGGTCAAGTATGTTGGCGTATTCGGACAACACCAGCAGCAGGCAGCCGCATTGCTCCATCTCTTCACGCGCCATTGCTTTGCGGTCCAACAGGTTGGTGCCGATAAAATTCAAAGCGTTTGAAAGCTGGTTCAAGGCAAATTCGGTATTCATGGCTTAACCCTCCAATCCCAAAGACTGTTGTTGCGCCACCATTTTGGGCTTGGGGACATATTCCAAGAAACCCAAATCGTTGAGTTTTTTGAGACGGTAGGAAACCGCGCCGGGGTTCATGTCCAAGAGTTTGCCTATTTCGGTCAGGTTCAAGCCCATGCTGCGGTAGCGCAGCAGCGCGAGCATTTCGGGCGCGGCTTGGAAATAGGCGTCTTCCAATGCATCGATGCGGTATAGCACGGCATCGGGCAGGGCTTTTGCCTGTTTCTCCATTTCGATAAAGTAGCGGCGGGCTTGGCGTCCCTTGTCGTTGCGCTCCACCATGCACAGCTCTTTTGCCATATCGAGGGAAAGATGGTACGTTTTGACTTGGATTTCACGCTTTCCAAAGAAGCCTCTTTCGACATGATCATTTTTGAACACCTCGATAAAATCAAGGGCTTGCTTGAATTCATACTCTTCAATTCGACGGTTCATCCAAATATCAAAACGTGTTTCAACACCTAAAAATTTATGCAATTCATGTGCGTCAACCAGCGGCTGAGTTTGGTCGTCTAAAGTTCCGACCAGTGTTGGGATTAGTTGGGTATTCATGGTATTATTACCTTTCATTTCTCGTGAATGACGAGGAAAGAGAGTTGCTGCTCTGCTTTCCACCTGTTCCCCCGAAGCTCCAACTTCGGGGGAATTTCATTATCAGCGGTGTTTGCTGACCCTTGATTTTATCGGCGTGGACAAAATTGTCCGCACCGATGGTTAAATCATATTATGTATAGACATAATATGCAAGCTATTTTTGCGTTTCTTCGCGAATTTTCTCTTTAACCCATTGTGAAAAATCAACTTTATTTGCATAATCCAGTAAATCTTTCTCGGTTTCGTTGTTAAAAGAGACATTTTTTATCGTCCGCTTGGCTGCTGCCCGCTTACGGTATTCAGCCAGCTTTTCATCAACCATAGGTAAACTCCTTGATTTTTTTAGCCGTCTTTTGTAAGATGGGAACTAAGGGCGGCGGCTACCGCCCTTAGCTTTCGGTTTCCTAGTAAGCCTTACCGCTTACCAATATCAGAAACAGAAAGAACAGAATTTGAAGGTAGGACTTCATTTTCTTTCTCCCGTAACAGCCCCGCTCCGGTGGGGCTTTTCCCGTATCGGGCTTCACTGCCCCGATGCATTGAATTATATATGTATAGACATAATTGTCAAGCATTCCCCAAACAAAAAAAAAGAAAAAAGAGGTGTGTGGAATTCTTGCCGACCCCCCCCTTTTTCATACCTGCCCGTTTCGCAAAAAAAAACAGTGGCTTACTACAACATATAGTATTTTATCTGTATAATATGCGTTAATTAATCAATATATTGTGTTTTAGGAGTTTTAAATGCGCCGTGCGTTGATTGCGAAAATCAAGATTGCTCAAAAGGAGCTGGGCTTGGACGACGGTACCTATCGCGCGGTGTTGGAGCGGGTGACGGGCAAGCGGTCGTGTACGGAGTGCAGCATCCCCGAGCTGGAACGTGTGGTCGAGGATTTGCGCCAACATGGGTTTACGCCGAAAAAGACGGCGGGGCAACGACCGAACCGCCGCGATTCTGCCGATCCGATGATGCGGAAAATCGAAGCCCTGCTGCTGGATAACGGCTGGACTTGGAATTATGCGCACGGTACGGCGAAAAAGATGTTTAAGGTTGACCGCGTGGAATGGTTGTCCGACGGCAATATGCACAAGTTGGTGGCGGCTTTGCAGATTAGTGCGAACCGCAAGAAAAAGGAGAAAACGGGATGAGTTTGAACTGGGAGATGACGGAGCAGGATTTTGAGGATGTGAAACATCTGCTGCCGCACAGCGTGGTGGCGATGATTACGGTTATCGGGCTGGAGGCGGCGTTTCACATGGTCAAGGTTTGGGGCGGGACGAATTACCCGATTTCGAATCGCCGCCGCAATACGCGTCAAAGCCGAATCTTACACGCTCAACTGGTCGAGGACATCGGCGAGGAGGCTGCGGGGCGGTTGGAGCGTGCTTATGTCGGGCAGCCTTTCTTGGCGATTCCGCGCTGCTGGGATGCGATGCGCGAACTTCGCAACCGGTTCATCCGCCGCCAATATGATGCGATGAGCGCGGAAGGTTTGAGCGATTTGTTTATTGTGCGCGAGCTGGTGTTGGCGCATAAGCTGTCAACACGAAATATCCGATACATTCTGAAAGAGGCCGACCGCGAGGCGGCGGCAAGGGCGCAGGCTGATTTGTTTGCGGCATGATGGTTTTGTTTTCCTTGTGTGTTTGAGTAGACCTTTTTTCCCTGCTTCGTGCAGGGATTTTTTTTACCTGCATTCCGCTGAATGCAAGCCTGACGGGGCTTGGGGGTCGTCTGAAAAGGTTTAATGGGGTTTTCAAATGTTATGCAATCAACCTTTTTGGAGATGATTAATGGGCAAAACCGTAACCTTAACCGCTGGACACAGCAATACAGACCCGGGCGCAGTCAACGGCAGCGACCGTGAGGCAGACCTAGCGCAGGATATGCGCAATATCGTGGCATCTATTTTGCGCGATGACTACGGCTTGACCGTTAAAACCGACGGCACGGGCAAAGGCAATATGCCGTTGCGCGAGGCGGTTAAGCTGATTCGCGGCTCGGATGTGGCGATTGAGTTTCACACTAATGCAGCCGTGAGTAAGGCGGCGACAGGCATCGAAGCCTTGTCCACGCCGAAAAACAAACGCTGGTGTCAGGTATTGAGCAAGGCTGTTGCCAAGGCGACAGGCTGGAAACTGCGCGGCGAAGACGGCTTTAAGCCGGATAACGCAGGGCAACATTCCCGCCTTGCCTATGCCCAGAACGGCGGCATTGTGTTTGAGCCGTTTTTTATCAGCAACGATGCGGATTTAGCCTTGTTTAAGGCTACCAAATGGGGCATCTGCCGCGCGATTGCGGACGCGATTGCGATGGAGTTGGGAGCGGCAAGAGTATGAATATTATTGGTAAATTAAAAGAAGCTGCTTCCTATTTCCTTACAAAATTGATTGGAGAAAATCCTAGTAATGAGCAGGTAAACCGCGCACTTATACAGATGCCAAATGTTCGTCCGATACACACCTATCCACGCCCAAATTTAAGAAACTCAGGCGTGGCAGCCGCGAAACGGGCGGCGCGTAAACGCAAGGCGAGAAAGTAAGAAATATGATTGACGGTTGGGATGGTTATTAAGATGCGCATTTTTGACATTTTCAAAAACCCCGCGACAGGCGGCATTTCACATTCGAAGTTATGGGCAAACGTCGCCTGCGCGGCGGGGACGTTTAAATTTGTGACGTTGCCCGACCCGTCAGCGGAAATCTGGGCGGTGTATTTGGGCATCGTGGGCGGCTATGCCGTAGCGCGCTCGTTGGTCAGCGTAAAGCGACAGGAGGTCGAGAATGAATCCGAAACTCGTGAAACTGTTGGCGAATAACTGGCAACCGATTGCCATCATCGCG